CACCAAATAAAACAACCACATCTTTAACTGGGTGGTCAGCACGCTGGATTTCTGTAATACGGTGTGATTTTTTTACAAATTCATTTACACGCTCACGCATTATTTGTGTATTATATGTTGTTGTTTTTTTACTACCCTGCCAATCCGTCATATGCCATAGTGCAATCTCGGTAGATTTCTTACGCTTATCCATAGTTGGTGCTTCAACTGTTTTAATTGCGCCCATAGCCAATGTTGCATCTTTGGCGGCTTGTATGGTTGCTTCTACTAATTCTTGTGTTCTATTTTTGGCATCTTTTAATTGTTTTTGAGTTCTTATTAACGCTTTGCGTAATTCCACCACATCATCGGATTCAATATCTTCTGGTAAATCAGCAAATCGTTTTTCAAGCGTCATTTGATATCTCCATGCCGTGTTGGGTATAACCAATTTTATCTAACCAATTATCTTCGTGTAATGGATTAGATACACAACGGATTGTTTTTCCTGCGTCATACATAAGTGCTACAACATATGGTGGTATATCTTCAATTTTTAATATTGCGCCCCATATACGACCTATTGCCGCAAAATTAGTTGCAGCATCACCATGTATTTGTTGTCTATCCGCAAGAATATCTTTTACTCTTTGGGACATTTACACATACCTTTTTTGTGTGCTCTAATGGATTCATTACTACTTTTAATACCTTCTGCTCTTAATGCCATTAAAACAAGATTATAAGAATAACCTTTTGCCCATGCATCATCTAACGCTTTTTTATTTTCTTTTGTTAAATTTTCATACATAACTTGATAAGCACAATAACCTTCTGGCTTCATTCTTTTGGCAGCATTTTCTGCAAGTCTATCGGCTAAACTCATATCTTCGCCTTTCTCGTTTACCGAAGAATACACGACAAAGTGCATACGCTCGTATTCACGACCCGTGTTTCAGTTCTTACTTATTTTTGCACAAGTGGCACATCTACGACCACGCTGACCTTTTACATATCTTGTATTTTCAGGCGTAAATTCATGACCATGTTTACAATGTGTTCTTGCGCTACGAGCCTTAACCAACAAACTTCTCTTTATATTATTAGATTGCGTAATGGCTTGTAAGTGGTCAGGATTAACACAACTAGGGTTTCGGCATATGTGGTCTATTATCAAATCTGGCGGTATTGCACCTTTTGTGCGTTCGTAAATCCATCTATGAGCAGTTACCGTTTTGCGGTGTTCATTGGTAAATAACCCATAACCGCTTTTTAATTTAGAGGCGTTCCAAATCCAGCAACCGTTATCAGATACGGTGAATTTGCTATAAAACCTTCCAATTATATTCATAATAAATGCCTTTGCCTTAACGATTGACTTCCCCTGTTCAATCGCTAAGGCAAAGCGCTATTTAGTTTTTTTCTTGCTAGCCGTCTTTTTGGCGGCTTTAATAATCTCTGCTTCTAATGTATCTGCAACTCTACCAAAGGTAGGGTCATTTGGGTTAATAGCACGAATAGCAGGACCAACTACTGCAACCGCACCAGCCAATAAAATGGCTTGAATATCTGTTTCTCCGTTAAGAGCCGCAAATAAAACTACTGATAGAAATGTGCGACCATACGAAGCAAGTATTGCTTTGATATTTTGTGTATTCATTTTTACTCCTTTGGGCGAGCAATCGCCATTATTGCTTTGTAATCACGCTTTTTTAGGTAATAGCCATCACCATTTGATTGACTACCACTTTTACCGCTTGATGTGTTGCCTTCATAAACTTGTAGATATTTTAAAGCGGTGTTATGCCACTTAACTATACCCACATGGTCGGGTTGTGCATCATCATCAAATTGAAAAAATACTAAATCACCAGCCTTTGCTTGTCCAATAGGCACTAATTGATTATTTTTAGTTAAATACTTTAACCACTCATCACAAGACGCATAACCTTTTGGTTTTGCAGATACTGATTTTATAATGCCAGCGTCAAAAAACATCTTAGAAGCAGACATGGCACACCACGGTTGATTATTCAAACCAAACCATTTACCAAAAGTTGTATCGTTATTAGTGCCTTCTATGTAATTTAATGATGCTTTACACGCATTTAATACTTCTGAAATTTTACTCATTTGCTTCCTTTTCTGGTTCTACTGGCTTAGGTTTAGATTTTAGCCCATTTGCACTAACTATGCCTGAAAGAGTGCCTGTTAAAAATACAGTTAATGTTGATACTAAGTCAATAAATGCGGCATCATTAGGTGCTTGTTTCATAGGTTGCGTTACAAACACTAATGCCCAAAGTAAAGAACCAACAGATAAAGTAAAAGTTAAACCAAGCATTAATCCTATTGAAACTATTAAGCGTGCGTGTAGTTCTTCTGGCGTATATTTACTTTTGCGCATTTTCAAATATTTCTGGTAATAAATCTTCTGGACAAGTTCCGTAAACATCACAAGTTGGGTGTTTGCATTGTTTTGTTTCCCAATTTTTTACTTCTTGACATGGGTATCGCACCCAACCTTGATAAGTGCAACCAGTTAAACTAACTGCGGTTAATAAGCAGGCTATAAATTTCATCAACACGGCTCTCCAACCGATTTACTTGGTCTTTTAATGATTGTCCACCATTAGGTCGTAATTCATACAAAAAGCCTTTTATAATAAATTTAATACCAATAAAAATACCAGTTAATATGGCAATAATGCCAGCGCCAGCACCAACCCACATAGAAATATCCATACCAAATCCTAACACTATAATGTAATGAAAGCAGAACCGTTCCAGTATTTAACACTGTTAGAATTAGTATCGTAGAAAATATCGCCAACTCTGGGATTTGTGGGCGTGTTTGTTAAAAAATTAACATTTGGCGCAGTAAATCTAACCGCAGTTTCTAATTTTAATAAGCGTTGGTAAATATCGTTAAAGATAACTCGCAAATCAGGTGGTTGATTAATATATGCCATTTTTACCTCAATTTGTAGTGTTAGTTAAAGTAATTGTTACACGCTCTGGTCCATCTTCACCAGGTTCAACATTAAATCCTACAATACGGTAAACCTCGTCAAAGCCTTCGGGAAAGCGTGGGTCGGTAATAATTAATCGTGCATCATCACCAATATCATATGTGCCAAACTCTGGGTCAATATAAGCAGGAACCACTATTTTAATAATAGGTGGTGGTGTGGCTAAGGCTAATACTTGTCCTAATGATAATTGGTCCAAAACCGTTTGGTCGGTAATATCTGAATAATTTGCTTGTCCTTCAAGTAATGGAAAACCATCAATAATAGAAGTGGTATCTTGCGCTAAAGAAGTTAATTTGCCTTCATTAGAACCAGCACCAATTACATAAAGAGTATTAACAGTAATTGAACCATCTTCGGGGTATTCATATTCAACTATATTGCCAGCAGGTAAATTGAACACTGGTGTTTGTATATCACCAACACCACTATCAATATTGCCTGTGCGTGGGTATCCAAGCACTAAAGTTTTTAACGGTTCATTTGTAACTGGGTCATAATCCACAGAAATATTTACATCAAAACCATCATCTTGACGGCTTAAATCTTGAATAGCCTGATATATCTGTTTTAATTCGTAAGCATAATAAACACGGTCAATAAGAATACCTGATGTTTCAGAACCAACAATTACACCAATATCTCCTGATGGAGTTGATTGTGCCTGATTTATTAAATTTCTAACAATTTGAAGTTGGTCGGTATTGTTATAAGCAACAGTTGTGCTAATTAATCGTTTTTCAAAATAACTTTCAAACTCTCTAGCAGTTATTTGTAATGTTTGTCCTTGACTAGAATAACTACGGTTCCAAATAATACCGCCCCATACCAAAATGCCGTTTCTATCTACATATAACGCATTACGAGATGGTTGAGTAGAAGCATCAACATTATATTCAAAAGTGTTAATGCCTGATAAAAGTAAATGACCAGTAAAAGTGCCAGCCTGATTTAATTGTTGAGTAAAAGAAACGCCAGTAAAAGGTAATTCAGCAATTATTTCATTAGATAAAAGGTCAGCAATCAAATACCGATAGGTAGTTGCCATACTGGCTACTCGCTAACGGGAATTTCTACCCACTCTAAATCTTCTTCGTTCCAAGAATATCGTTTGCCGTCTGTTGGCATAGGCGTAGGTGCTTCCCACAGATAACTATTGCTATTTAATGTCCAAGAAGCAAAAGGTTGTGGTGCGGCAAAACCAACACCGTCAAATGTATAGCCAACTCCTGCATAATTTTTATGAATAGGAAACTTACCGCCTGAATGCACTCCACCAGATGTATTGTAAGAAGTCTGAACCCACTCGCCACCTAAATTTTTTTCACACCAATCAGGACCATCTGCAACAATTACTTGCGTAACAATTCCATTTTCCACTTTTGCGTAATGACCCATTATTATTCCTTTTCTTCTCCATAAAGCGTAGCCGCGTTAAGTAATTTTACTTCACGCTTGGTAACAATTCCACCTTTTTCATCTAACTGCGATTTTGCAGTTACTTCGTCATCAGCAATTATGTGAACTAACATTACAACTTCAAAACTGAAACATTGCGTTGTCTTATTCTTTACGGTTTTCATTTAGCCCTCTCTTTAGACTGTGTATCTTACTATTACAATTCCTGATCCGCCAGCACCGCCACCCGCACCTGAACCACCTGAGTAAGAACCTCCGCCGCCACCTCCACCTGTGTTTACTAATCCCGCATAACCAGTTTGGCTTGAGGAGTTGTAAGGAGCGGATGCGCCACCACCACCAGCACCACCAGTTGCCATTGGATAGGTAGTGCTTCCCTGACCACCAGCACCGCCTCCAGCATAGTAATAAGAACCGCTTACAAGTTCTCCTGTGCCTGTTGCTTGACCCCATGATGAATATGCCGTTGATCCAGCACCACCATTACCGCCTTGATCTCTAGTTGCATTACCGTTGTTACCAGCCGCGCCAGCACCACCACCGCCGCCTGATCCATAAGTAGCGGTCGCAAAGTTATTTGAACCGCCATTATTACCTTGTCCTGATGTTGCAGTTCCAAATGGATTACGGTTACTTCTGCTTGATTCTCTATAAGTTGAACCCGCACCTGAACCACCATTAGCATCTGAGGCAGGGGAATTTGACTCATAGGCTTGTGCGCCACCACCACCCTTTACAAGTGTAAGCGCACCAAATTGAGAGTCACCTCCAGCAGAACCAGGAGTGGTGTTTGTGTTATTTGCACCCCCTGCTCCTCCGCCTCCAACAGTTACCGCATAACCAGTTGCAGACAATGATTGAGAAGCAAATCCTAATAATCCACCTGCTCCACCACCGCCGCCAAATGCAGAGGTTCCTCCGCCACCACCTGCTACAACTAATATATCAGCCGTAATTGATTGATTTGGTGTGAAAGTTCCTGAAGACTTGAAGGTGTGATACCAATAAGAACCGTCAGTTACGATGGTTCCACCAGTTGCTTTAGCAGCATTAGGAGTAAGTCCAGTTTCAAAATTACCTGATGATGTAAATGTGTGAATAGTATTTCCACCTGATGTAGTTACAGTTCCGCCATAGGCTTTTTGAACTGTGCCTGAGTATTGCGCTATAACAATTCCTGATCCTCCGGCGCCGCCAGTATTATCACGGCCACCTCCGCCGCCACCGCCAGTATTTGCAGTTCCAGCAGATCCAGAGTTTGATGCTACTGCTCCCGCTCCTCCACCGCCCGCACCGCCTGAGCCTGGAGTATTTTGGGCATGACCACCTCCGCCACCAGCGTAAGTAACAGACGATCCTGAAATTGCTACTGCAACACCAGTTCCACCGTTTCCGCCATTGCCTGTGTTAGATCCATTACCACCACTTGTATTGCCACCAACTGCGCCAGCGCCACCTCCACCTGCCGCAGCGTAATCTAAAGTTCTTGTATCTCCGCCAGCATAACCTTGTCCTGAAATTCCAGCGCCACCAGTTCTAGTGCTTAACGCACCGCCACCGCCACCGCCTGAACCGCCAGCAAATCCGTTGGTAGTAACAAATCCAGCACCGTAGCCGCCACCACGACCTCCACCAGCAGAGTTAATTGTTGCGAAAATAGAGTCAGAACCATTAGTTCCCATAGAAGGTGCAGCGTAGGGACCGCCTGAACCACCCGCACCAACCACAACGCTATATGTTGTATTTAATTTCAATGTTAATGCGGTTTCAAGGGTTCCGCCTCCGCCTGTGGCAGTTATTGTGGATCGTAAACCACCCGCACCGCCTCCGCCGCCAAGCCAGCCTCCACCGCCTCCGCCACCTCCAACAACAAGGTAGTTAACACTTAAACCTAAACGACCACTTTTTGCAGAGTCAATAACTCCAATAATAGGCATTATGAAATATCTCCAAACACATACCAAAGGTC